AAAAACGCTTTCGATATCAGAGAGTAAAAGATCAAACATTATGACTTCCCTCTAACTAGGATAGCAGTAATTACAAAACCATCATCAGTGTAATCTACAATACTATAAGACAAGTTATTAACAGTTAAAGTATCATAGCTACCAAAAGGTATGCCTGATTTCATTAGAGCTGTTGTCTTAAAAACATCGCCTAAAGGCTTTTGAGTCGATTGTAAAATAACTTCAACAATAATCGTTTCTGTGGAAGATACGGTTTTTCTAAGAGAGAAATCGTAATTACTTGCGTCTTCAACAGACAACTGTCCTTGAACTACTAAGTCCCCTGCTGCTTTAAATGCTTTATCTACAGCAGAGTTGATCTTAGCTTTTAATGACATTAGTTAGACCTCCACCAAGAAGATCCCATACCGCCACTACCTCGTCTAATAAGAGGGCGAATTGGTTTCATCACCAAAGAAGGTCTAATAGAAGTCCTTGTAACGTCACCGTTAGAGTCAGACAAGCTAATAGACCCTACTGAAATACTTTCAAAGGTTTGAGTAGTTTCTGTTAGCAAGTCTTCATTGTTTACAAGATGTAAAGCTTGCTCGAAAACTGCAACTTTAACTCTTTCTGGGATTTCATCTTCAGGAATAGTTATCTGATAACCAAGACGGTCATCAGAGTAAGTTGCAGCTTTACGAGGCCAAGCCAAAGCTTGAGAAGGACTAACAGCAGAACCAATCCAAGCATTGTCGTCTACTAACTGAGTAGCAGTAACAAGAGCTTGTTCTTTGATAGTATCACCAAGGACTACCCATTGAGCAGTATCGATGCGAGTATCAAAGTATATATCAGCGTCTGCAACTGTGACATAGCTGTTTGTGTTAAGAACTAAAGCCATTAGTCCCTCCTTTTATTAGCTGTGGAAGATTGGCAGAATGCCCAAGTTCAGTGCATCCATGTTACGGCTCCAAGAAGTGCCAGTAGCGTAGTTTGCATTGGTTGCAAAGGTAGTTGTAGAGCCTGCCCAGTCGTAACCAAGTGGGTGCATGATGAAGCCATAGCGATACCAGATGTTAGTAGAACCACCACCTGTGTAGGAAGCTGCATCACGGTCTACTTCAACAGGTGTTGGAGCAGCAACAGGAGCAAACGCTACGGACTCAGGCTTGATGATGAAGGAACACTTGTCAGAGACAGCATTCAGATCACCAACTGCGTCACCTGCAATGCGCTGGTTTGCACGAGTCATAACAAGGCGGAACTTACCACCGAAGATGCTGTCAAACTGCATGTTACCATCTTGTACACGAGTATCGTCTACGAGGTTAGCAGCACGCATTTCGGCCATAACTTCAGGAGAAGTAACCAAGTACATGAAGTCTGGCTCGTGGTCTTTGAAGCCCATACCCAGAGCACGGAACAGACGCTCACCGCGAGCAGCACCAATGGCTGTCGAGTCGAACAGACGACGAGCATCAGAAGAACCTGTTGCATCAAGGCCAAAAGCACCTGCAGCGTTGATGTCGACAAACATACCTGTAGCAGCTGCGTCAGCATCTGTATCAAAGTCAACAATACCACCATTACCAGCGGTGCCAGCATCACCAAGAGCTACTTCGTAAGCAGCAACACCTTTGAGGAGGTTCATCAGAGCGACACCTTCGTCGTCACCACGAACTTGTGCAAAGTCACGAGCGATCTTAGCGAGACCGTCCTGCTTTGAAATGACTTCCTGCAGGTTTACCTGCTGGGCACCAAAGGTACGCATGGTCTTGATGTAGTTTGCGATATCAGTTGTGATATCAGTGTAAGTACCGTTTGCAGCATTCGACAACGAAGGGATGTTGATGTTTGCTTGCAGAGGCTTGCGCCAGCGGAACTGACCGATAAAGGATTCACCGTCAGCAGTGATATCATCACGCTGGCCAACAATACCGGAAGAATTTAGCTTCTTTTCGGTTGTGTAAGCTTCGTCTGCATAAGCAGAGATAGCAAGGGCAACGTTTTGAAAGTCTGTGTTTGTAATAGCCATTTTAATGTTTCCTTATAGAACTATTATTATATTTAATAAGAGAAAGACCCAATTTGACCTTTAGCGGCCAAAGCTAGAACTTCTGCTTGAGTCATTTCGCTTAGAGATCGTTTAGTCTCCATCTGAGGTGTCCCAGAGGGCTGACCTGTACCTGCTCCCGAATTAGCTTTAATTCGGAATAGGAAAGAGTTGTCTTCGTCTTTAGAGTAAGATCCAACAAAGTCTTGAATTGCTGTACCTGATTTGTGAACCCAATTACCGTCTTCGTTTTGCACAAGTTGCTCAACAATATCACGGTAAGCTAGCTGGCGAGAGCGATCATTACGGAATTCCAGCTGAGACAAAGCATTATTTACGACACTATCACGATTAAGTTTAGTGTTTTCTTCTTCAAATACTTTAAGCTTAGCTTGGGCTTCTGCAAGTTTCATTTCTAAAACTTCTTGCATTTTGCCCTCTTCCTCAAGGCGCTTCATATGATCTTGTTTTTGTTTTTGTTCAATTTCAGCAGCCTTTTTAAGAGCCTCGTCACGTTCACTAGACATTCGGTCCATGTTTGCCTTCATTTTAGCAAGGCGTTCTTGAACCGCTTGTTCTACTGGATCTACCTCGTCGGTGACGGGGTTTTCCTGAACTGTTTCTTGTTCGGATACCTCATTGGGTTCCTTTTCAGTTACTTCAGTTTCTTCAACTACTGTATTTTCTTCACTCATTTTATCTTCCTTTCAAGCACAGCTTGAGTTATAACTTTGTTATTGGGTTACAAACCCGATTGAATAGTTTGGCCTAGGCTATTACAAATATCTAAGGACCAATGCCATACCAGTCTTTTCCTTCCGAGATTGGAGCAAGTATGTCTTTTCTTGTAATCTTATTTTCGGGATCAATAAGACCGTCTGCTTTTGCTTTAGCAAGTAAAGCGTTATAGGATTGTCTAGAGAGACCTTGCCGTCGCATTTCTCTAAGAGTTTTCCTAATAGTATCACCCTCTAGAGCATCTGCATAGATGGTTCTTAGGGCTGATTTTGCATTGTCTGCTTCAGCGATGTTTGTAAAGAAAGCATCGTGAATAGTGCCTGTTTCAACGTTATTTTTACGTCCCCACAGATGGAACCTACGAACAATAACTGCGTCATTGCTGTGGTTTCCGTTTACACCTAGTCCAATTCGAGCATCATTTAAAGAACCCTTCCCTAAGAGTTTCCCGTCTTTTGCACTATCTTCGTAGATGTTAGCGATTTTACGACCTGTTACCGGGTCAGTAAATTCTATGCGCTCTTGTATCTTAGGTCGATACCGTTGCGTCATTATTTTTCCGTCAAAAGTAACCCACGGTATGTCTACCTTTTGTGTTTCTTCAACAAAAACCTTTGCAACGTCTTTCCAGTAGTTGATAAACTTATCAGTTACAGGAGCTCGTTGCGCTAGATTTCTAGACATAATTCTGGAAACTTCTGAGAATTCTTTAGGACCAATAATACCACGCCTAGCATTAGTCAACTTAGCTACAAACTCAGCAGTATCTGGATGAATGTCTTGAGCTTGCTTAAGCAGAGTACGACCCGCAGGTTCATTATTATTGATTAGCTCAACAAGTTCTTTCCTAAAAGAAGTTAATTCCGCCTCTACCCCAGTAGCACCTTGTCGGTTAGCTACCTTAAGTTTTCCATCAATAATACGAAGTTGTTCACCCAAGTTATCTTTAGTAACTGTGATGTAACCCTTGTCGTCTAACACTTTGGATAACTTACCTGCAACGTTTGCAGTTTTAGTGGCATCTCCCGCACCATAAAATGATACCATGTTTTGAGACTTAGCTGCTTTAGCTAAATCTTCCCAAGTAAGGTTTGCATCTCTTAAAGCAGGGATTTTAAGGAAGTCTGCATCATTTACAGTATCCATAGCAACAAGATCATAAAGACGGTTCTTTTGAGTAGTGGGAAGAACGTTACTTGCCATAGACACAGCACGGTCCCCTGTAGAAAGCCCGATGATTTGAGCCCCAGAAGAACTAGCATCGTTCTCAATCATTAACTTTGTCTTATAAGAAGACAACTTAGAAACGTTAGAAAAGTCACCATCAACGTGATTATAAACGCGAGTGTACTCTAGAGCCATTCTTGCCATCTTTGGCACCTCAGGACCTTCTAGCCCACGAATAAGAGGGTGTTCAAGAAATTCTCTCATACGCCTGTCTCTTTGAGTTGTAGACTGAAGTATTCTGCCTAAATCTCTGAGCTTACTTTCATTACGTCTAAAAATCTCTAAACGACCTGCCTGAGTAAGCGCTTCTGTACCGGGGCCAATCATGGCACCTAACTGAATACGTAGTTCTCGCATGGCCCCCGGTGTCATAGCTTTAGCTGTTCCAGAGTTTAAGAACGGTCTAACAAGCTCACCGCCAGTGGGGGTAAGGTATCCACGGTGATAAACTCGACCGCGAGAGTCAATAAAGACATTTGTTCTAAAGTTCTTGCCCCGTTGCGCGTGATACTTAACTGTAGACATTAGCCCGTAACCTTGTTCTCCACGATTCAAAATCTCATGACGAAGTTCGTTAATAGAGTCATAGTACTTAGAGTTACCACGAGGGTCTCTAAACCGAACAATATCGTCCATAAAACTTACAAATTCGTTATCAACCCCATATTCTACGTTAGATACATGGTTCATCATTTGAGCCATTTCACGATCAATTTGCTTTTCATCATAGTCTGCAAATTTATCACGAGAAATAATAGGAATTCCTGTATCATTACCTCTAGCATCAACAAAGGTCTTCTTACCAGCCTTTACATAGAGCCGATCTCTCCCTTGAGTCGTACCAAGACGTCTAGCGATAGTCACTCTTCGCTCTGCTTCCTGCAGTCGAATAAGGTTTTTATCAATAACAATTACTTCCCTAGAAATAGTATCTTGCCAACCCCCTGAAGTTCTACCTGTTTCTAAGTCTAAAACTCCACGACGAGTTTTACCTCTAAACTGAACTTTAATCATGTTTTGTTGAACCATAAAGTCAAGTATTTTAGAGCCTTCAGCGTGATGATCTTTTAGAGTATTCTTTGTAAAAGGGATTAAGTTTTCAAAATCTTTTGAGAACTGTTTGCCAATATTAATCGCTAAAGAATCGTAATCAGTTGATTGCCCGGAAGCAATAAGTTTAGCAATCTTTGTTATGCTGTTTATAGCCTCTTCATCAAAAATACTATCTGTAGGTTTTTTGCTAATAATCAAAAATTCTCTATCTAGTATTCTTCGGATAGCTTCATTCTTTTTAGAAACCACCCTTGTCCACCATGCATCTGTAGGCTCTTTTTCCTTGTTCATAAGCTTATAAAAATCATAAGCCTTTTTAACACGAGGATTCTTTTTTAAAAAGTTATTGATAAGCTTTTTACGGGTAGGATAACGTTCGGTAAACTTTCTGAAGTAAAGCCTTAAAGGGGCTCTACCGCTTAAGAATAGCTTTTTTGCTAGCCGCTTACCTTCAGTCCTGCGCCAAGCATCAATATATCGTTGGTCTTTTAGCTGGTCTCGAACAAGGTCATCAAAGGTGTAATACTTACCCATAATCTGAACTTGAGGGGTATCCTTAGATAGATAGCTTACGAACATTTCAGAACGTTTACGCGATCGAGTATCAAGAAGCCTAGATACGTTTTGAACAGCAAACCTGTTTTCAGCACGAAGGATAGACGCAAAGTCAACCCAAGGATCTTTGTTTTTGGCATAACGCTCAAAAATTACACGCAAGTTTTCAATAATAACTGTTTGTTGATTAACTGAAACTTTATCATCTAGACTAGCCGCAACTGATTCAATAAAATCTTTTTCTTCTGGTTTGAGTAGTTGGGATTTCCTCATAAAATCAATACGCTCTTGGTAAAGATTAAAGTCAGGATCATAGATGTTATTGTTTTTAATTTCGCCAGTTAGCGGGTCTGCTGAAAAGTTTCTCTCATCAAGTTCGTTTCCAACTCTCCTTCGAGAGGCTTGTTTACCAACTAAAGAAGTACCTTTATAGTCGGTTAAAGACAAAGTTTTTGAAAAATCAT